GATTGGCATCTATGGCGGCGCGGCAAACGGCACAGGCGGCCCAGCGACGGCCAACACGCCGCCTCCCGGCGCCAAGGTGCGCGTCTACAACCCGGCGACCGGGAAGTTCGAGTAATGGCTGACCAGTACGTCAAGCTGCCGGACGGGAGCTACGCGAAGTTCCCCGACACGATGTCCGACGCGGACATTCAGGCCGTGCTTGCTAAGACCACCGTCAACCCGATGAACATCGCGAAGGTGAACGGGCAGTATGTGCCGGTCGAACCGGAAGGCTCGGCGCTCGGTCGCTTTGCCTCTGGCGCGGCGCAGTACCTGAATCCGGTGACGGCCGTCGAAGGCATAGCCTCAGCGGTCATGCATCCCGTGGATACGGCCAAGGCGCAATGGGACGCCTTATCCGCGCAGCGTGCGCAAGCCGACGAACTGGCGAAGCAAGGACGCTACAGCGAAGCCGTGGGACATTTCACGGCCGGGATTCTGCCGCTCCTCGGGCCAGGGGCGGCGGATGCGGGCGAGACGATCGGCCGCGGAGACATCGCGGGCGGGCTCGGCAAAGCAATGGGACTCTTGGCGCCCGCCGCGTTGCCCTTGGCTGGCTCAGCCGTGCGGAGCCTTCGTGCAGCGCCTGGTGCGTCGGCCGTGGCGGACGCCGCTGATGCCGCCGCCACGAGTCGAATTGCCGATGTCATGAGCCCGAAGGTGGGCGGCTCGGTCAAACTCCGTCTCGGCAACATGGCGATGGACGTGGCGCCGCAAGTCGCCCGTGAAACGACCGCCATTACACGGAGTGGCCTCGCCGCGCAGATCGGGGACAAGCTCGATGCGGCCACACAAGGACTCGACGCAGCGGCGGATAGTCGCCTGAATGCGCGGTCATTCCCGACACAGCCGATTCTCGATTCGCTCAAGGCGGCGCGCGACAAGCTGACGGCCAAGGCTGTGGATGCCTCGCAATACCCGCCGGAACGGACGAATCTCAATTCGGCCGGGGAAGAAACCATGCTGACGAAGCAGCAGGGCGTGCCGATGGGTCAGGATGTCGTGCCGGCGCCGAACGCGGCGCGCGTGGCGCAGATCGACAAAGCCATCAGCGAGGTCAAAGCGCTCGGTCCAGTCGCGCACTACGAAGCGCTGCGCCGAATTCGGCAAGCCTACGACGCGCCCGCGAAAGCGGTGTATGCCGCAGCCGTCACGCCGAACTTTCTGGCCGAAATGGGCGGCAAGCTCGGCGCGGCCGATGTGACCGGATCGATCCGCAGCTATCTCGCCAAAATCGATCCGGCGACGGCGGCGGCGAACGTGGATTACAACCTCTGGAAAACGGCGTCCGATGTCATCCGAGCGACCGAAGAAACAGAGCGGGCTCGGCCGACGGTCGGGCGGTCGCTACTGGCGCGTGCGGCCGGGGCGGCCGTCGGGAACTCCGCAGACGGGAGCGCGGGGGCGACGATCGGCGCGATTGTCGGGCCGACCATCGAGCGCATTGCAAACGGCGCGCAGCCAGCCATGAAACTCATGGTCGCGCGGCAGTTGGCGAGTCTGGCTGATGCGATTCGCGCGGGGCGGACTACGCAAGCCGCAAGCCTTTTGGAGAGCCTCAAGCGCATGTCGGCCAGTGTAAAGACGAAAGCAGTCGTGACGGGGAACACGCTCAACGGAGCGCCCAGCGCGTTAGCTCCAGCAGGGCCATGAACAAGGCGGCGATCCCGAGTGCGCCGAGCACGACGACGTAGAACCAGAGCAGACGGAGATAGGCATGCCAAGCGAGACGCGGAACAATCCACAGCCACGACGGCATCCTGCCCATTCTACAGGAGTGTGCTAGGTGGCCGCCAATTGCCTCTTTTCCGCCCCATTCCTCTACATCGTGGATGCCAACGGCGTGCCGCTCGTCGGCGCGAAAGCGACGTTCTTTCAGGCAGGCACGAGCACACCTCAGCCGGTGTATCATGACGCCGGGTTGAATACAGCATGGACACAGCCAGTCACGACCAATGCGGCTGGGCAGTCAACCGGGCCGATCTATGTGAGCCCGACGCCCGCGCTCAAGATCGTCGTGGTGGATGCGAATAATGTGCCCGTGCCAGGCTATCCGCTCGACGGCTGGTCCCCAAGTCAGGTGGCGTCGTAATGGCCTTGCGCCTGTGGATTCTTCGTCAGCATGACCGCTGGTGTCGGCCGATTGATGTCGCGCTGTGTTATTGGCTCAGTTACGGTGGGCTCGTTTTGGCGTGGTGGCTGCGGCTTGCGCGATGACTCCACACGAGCGCGATGACTCCACACGAGTGGTTGTCCAGCGCGGTGCTGATCATCGTGACGGTCTCGCAAGGCTTACTCACCGTCGATCGGTGGGTGCATCGGCAGGGCCGGAACGACGAAGAACTGGATGGCCGCGTGCAGCGACTAACGGAACGTCTCGCGGCGGCCGAACAGCGAATCGGCGAACGGCTGACGACGGTCGAACACTCGGTCGATCAGATCATTCAACGCGCCAGCGAGATCAACAGCACGTTGCAGCGCATGGTCGGACGGCTCGAAATCGGGCGGTTTCGCGGGGATGGGAATCAGTGAAGTGCTCTCTGACCTGGCTTGATACAGGCTCCTCCGCTTATGCCAAGGCGAGGTACTCGTTTCACCCGCGAACCGTTTTCGCCGGAGGGCTACGGGAATTGCGCGTGTCCTTCCACGCCGCAGAGAGCGGGCCTAGTCTAACATGACTCTCGATCAGCTCGTGGACCAGACGATTGCGACCGAAGGCGGTTTTACCGACAACCCCTCGGATCATGGGAACGCCACGCAATTCGGCATCACGTCAGGGCAATGGGGCCGGTATCAGCATCTCGGCCGACCGGCCTCCGTGCGCGAGATTCAGGCGATCACGATGGATCAGGCGCGGGCCTTCTACCGAGCGCAGTTTCTGTCCTCGCCCTTTGCCTCGGTGCCGTTTGACGAGATCAAGGCGCAGTTGTTGGACATTGCGGTCAACAGCGGGCCGACCGAAGCGATCAAGCTGTTACAGCATGCGCTGGATGTGCCCGTCGATGGCGTCATGGGCGACCGGACGCGGCAGATGCTCAATGCGATGCCGTGGAAGCTGACCAACGCGGCGCTGGTGGCGCAGCGCGTGAAGTTCTATCTGGATCTGGCGCACGCAGACGCCAATCAAGGCCAGTTTCTCAAGGGTTGGCTGGCTCGTGCCGTGAGTTTCCTCGCATGAAGCCGGATCGCGACTTGGAATTGCTGGCCGCGTCGGCGCTGCTCCTCGGCTTTGTGCTGCTTGCGCTGATGGCCGCGCCGCTGTTTCTGTTCCTGAAAGGACACTGACCGATGACCGCAATTCCTGTCTGTACGGCGTTGCTGAACCCGCTGAACCATCAGCCGGACGGCACGGTCACGATGAACTACCCGGCCGGGAAAGACACGGTGGCGAGCTTGCAGTCGGATGGCTCGTTCCAGACGCGGCCGAAAGGCACGGCGGATCGCTGGGAGAAAGCGCAGATTCTGTCGGGCGGCTTGCTCTATACGAACGTCGACGCGCTGATTGCGGTGTTCGTGCCGTATCCCGAGTTGAAGTAATGAGCCTTCCTTGGTGGGCCTGGAGCGGCGGGTCGCTCCCTACGAAGCCAACCCGGCAACAGCTCTGCACGGGGCAGTTGACGTTTCAAGGCTTCCAGTGCCAAACGCAGCAGTTCGGCCGCATCAATTGCCAATTCCCGCTCGACGTGCTGACGCCGACGGATCGGCAGTCGGCCTATGCCGCCATGCACGCACTGGGTGACACGATGGCGCTGTTCATGGCGTCCCATGCGTACCTCGAGCCGGGGATTCCGCCGCCGCTGTCGACGCCGATGGACTGGACGCAGAACCTCTCGGGACTGCGCGCGCTCCTGATTGAAGCCATCAGTAACGGCTTTCTGATCGATCTGCGCCTCGCGGGCGATGGAGAAAGCATCAAGGACGCGCAAGGGAACTACATTCACAACGATCCGGTGGGCTGGACGTACGGCGCGCAGTGGTTGATCGAAAACTTCCCGCGCATCGTGGATGGCCTCGGGCGAGACATTGCGCCCTACATCCGCTGGTGTCCCGGCTTCGATGGCGTGTGGTATGGCTGGACGGCCGAGCAGATCCAGGCATTTGGGACGCTGTTCCGCTCCGTCCTGCCCGATGGTGTGCTCTCGTTGGAGTTCGTGGCAGGCGTCTGCCATCTCGGCGGCGGGAAATCGGACTACGAGCCCGGCGGCGGCCTCTACGAATACGACGTCTTTCAATCGGAATACGACACGGGCAACAACGGCGGCCACAACGATACGCTCTGGCAAGTCGGGGCGCGGATGCTGGGGCCGGCTTATATTCGGCCACCTGACCAGCCGCCCTTCGACGATCCGGGCGCCCCGTTCAGCGAGAACTCGAGCAATTTCTACCTGAGCGTGCCGACGCCGCGCGGGCCACGCTACACCATCGGGATCGAAGACTGGCTGTACGAGTGGTGCCGAGATCGTTGCGCCTTACAGACCGTGACGGACTATCGGAGCTACAAGCAAAGCGTGGGATACGCCTACGTCGGCTGATGGTGAAAGCGTGCGGCTACTGCCATCTCACGCCGACGCGCTGGATTCGCCCGTGGGTGGATGTGACGAAGACGGTTCGGATGCACTTTCTCTGCTGGCTGAAGTGGCGTCATGAGACGCGGGAGCCGTGACATGCTGAGACGATTCTGGCAAGCCGAACCTCTGATCGCGTCGCTGCTCGGTAGTGCAGCTGTATGGGGCGCGCTCTTTGCCCTGCTCGCCGCCTTCAATCATCCGCTGACGCCGACGCAGCAAGGCGCCATTACCGGCCTGATCGCGGCTATCGGCACGATCATCGGTCGGTCCCAAGTCACGCCGATCAACTGAGGCGAGGAGGGATGACTAGCGACATGGCGAGCGGCCGATCAGGACGCGGCAGCAGTGCCGATGGAGGAATTGTCTCGCCATCCACATCTTCAGTCACCAGGAAGTATTGCAGATGTTCCGTCGTGGCTAGCGTGACTGGATTTTTCGCGTATTGTCCAGCGATTTGAATCATGTCATGCTTGAAGATCGGCATCTGTTTATTCTATAGGAAGTGAGCGTCATGAAGCCTGTTCTCCTCGCTCTGTGTCTCTCGTGTTCCGTCGCCTGTGCGACGGTCCAGCCGCAGCCGCCCGCCGGCACCTACTCCGCCCAAGGGCTCAAAGCCTTCAACGCCGATCAGTTCATCAAGGATCTGACCGCGCTCTCGCAGACGGCGATCAACCTGAACGCCACGAGCGGCAAAGAGCATCTAAGCGATGTGGATACCGGCTACGTCCGCGACTTTGCGCTGACGGCTGGTGCGGCGGCGCAAAGCTACGGCGCGGGCAACGGCACCATCGGCATCATCCAGACCGCATACAACACGCTACTCACGCGCCTCTCGGCGGACGCGAAAATCAACGGCACGCTGGCGACGGCCATCGCGGTCATTACCGCGGCCGTCAACGCGCTGCCCGCGCAGTAGGAGATCCGATGGACGCGAATACCGTGATCGATGATGTGGCGAAGGGCGCGACGATGGCCGAAGCGATGATCCCGGCCGTGGCGCCGTTCTCGCCGCTGATTGCGCTCGTCCTCGGCATTGCAAAAGCGCATTACAACGTGACGCAGGCGTGGCCGACGGAACAGCAGGTCATGGCGGCGCTGCCAGCTGACTATCAGAATCTGCAGACGATCTGGTCGCAGTGGAGCGCGAGCAAGGCCGTCTCTGGTGCCACTGCTCCCGCTCAGTAACTGGCGCCGCGCGATGTTGCCGGATGCCTACACGGTCCAGTGGATCGTGGACTTTGTGGCGGAGTACCAAGAGAAGCATGGGCACTGGCCGAGCGTGGAGATCATTCTGACGGCGCTGCGGCAGCTCTGACATCGCGCCGCGTTTTATTCAGCTCGCGCTTCAGCCGTTCTTTGTCGCGTAGTTCTTTTGCAATCGCGGCCAGCGCACGGCGAAGATAGGGCAGCGCCTCGATGTTCAGCATTGCGTGGCCTTCATAGTCGTCGGTGCAGATGTGTAGCCAGTCCTTGTCGTATTCAACCCGCGCATAGGGACCATGATAGAGCCAATCGTTGTCTTTGTCGGGCGTGAAATACTTCGCGCCAACGCCCCAGCCCCATTTCTCTTTTTTAATGTAGCCGCGAGTTGTGCCCATGCGCCGATCCTACCACACTTGACGGCTAGCCGCGCCTGTGCGACAGTATCGGGCCATGAAGGAACCTGACGTTCTCGCCCTTTTAGAACGTGTGATTGCCGAGCATGGCGGCAACGAAACCCGCGCCGCCGCCGCTCTCGGCATTTCCCGCAGCTACATCAACGACGTACGACATGGCCGCCGCCACATCTCCGCCCGATTACTGAAGGCGCTCGGGCTCGCCCGCGAGATTGTGATCCGGCGCGCCAAAGTTTCCGCTTGACATGCCGTCGCGGCTGTGAGACAGTAGGCGCATGGACATTCTCCTGGCGGTGGGCGGCGCCTTCGTGTTTGTATTCCTGCTGGCGCTTGGCGTGTTGACGTGGGCGCTCGGGGGCTTTGCGCGGGCCATGAATTCGATGGAGCAGGACCGATGACGGGCGGCTTCGCGTTAACCAGGGAGCTTGCGTACGCGATGGCTACGGATGCCGCTCACCGCTCGATGGACCCGTTTCAGTTGCGGCCATGGACCGATGCGGCTCAGGACGTCTACATCGAGACGTTCCGTCGAGTGTGGACCCTGGACGACGAGTTCACGCAGCAGGAATTTGAAGCCGTCCACGGGCACGCGCCGAGGCCGACATCCGACAGAGATCTGCGCGAGTGTCGCCAGATTTGGGAACGCCGGAAAGCGGCGGGGTTGGTCTACGGCGCAATCCCGCACGAAGGCTGAAGTAAAAACGGCCGCGCGCTGGGAAGAGCACGCGGCCTGGCACCACCACCCGAACGATAGGAGCGTTCGAATCGATGGCTGACGACAAGGATACCCCGAACGTGACAATCCGCCGCATTCTGCATCGCTGGACCGGCGCCGTGCTATGGGAAGGCCCAGCAGAAACAGTCAGGGATGCGCTCCATGCGGCGTTAGCCGCGCGCGCCAACCTGACGGGCGCCGACCTGACGGACGCCAACCTGACGGGCGCCGACCTGACGCGCGCCAACCTGACGGGCGCCGACCTGACGCGCGCCAACCTGACGGACGCCGACCTGACGCGCGCCAACCTGACGGACGCCGACCTGACGGGCGCCGACCTGACGGACGCCAACCTGACGGGCGCCGACCTGACGCGCGCCAACCTGACGGGCGCCGACCTGACGGACGCCGACCTGACGCGCGCCGACCTGACGCGCGCCAACCTGACGGACGCCGACCTGACGGGCGCCGACCTGACGGGCGCCGACCTGACGCGCGCCGACCTGACGGACGCCAACTTGACGGACGCCGACCTGACGCCGATCCGTGACGACCTATGGGCCGTGCTCAGTGCCGTACCGGCTGAAGTGCCGGCGCTGATCGCGGCGCTGGAAGCCGGGCGCGTGAACGGATCGACCTATTCGGGCGAGTGCGCGTGTCTCGTGGGGACGATCGCGAACGCGCGCGGCTGCCTCTACACCGACGTGCCGAACCTGCGGCCGAATTCGTCGCGCCTGATTGAGCGGTTCTTTCTCGGCATTCAGATCGGCGACACGCCGGCAACGTCGCAGGCGGCGAAGCTCGCGCACGAGTGGGCGAGCGACTGGCTGAGTCGGATGCGCGCGGCATTTGGCGGTGCGAAGTGACCGCCGTCGCCATTCTCCTGATCGTGGCCATCGTCACGCTGATCTGCTGGATCGAGCCGTCCCCTCAGCAGTTTGTGCGCGATGTGAAAGCCGAAGCGCATGACCTGCTGCCGCCGACGCCCGCGCGGTCCATGTCATTGCCTGCGTCGAAAGGCTTTCGTTCCGCTAAGGTCGTGCCCTTTGATCGGCCCTTTGGATCCTCGCGGGCGGAGTCTGAGGCGTTGCTCAAGCGGCGGCTGGCGGCGGCGGTGCGGGCTGGTGGAAAGGGGGCCGCGTGATGGCCTCAATCAGTGTCAATTGCGATTCGACCGAAGAGCCGACGACGCGGCTGCTACCGATTGGCGATGGCCGTCTGTTCGTCTCGTTCCAGTGCGGGCCAGACATCTCCGTGATCCTTCCCGGCTTCGACGCGGTGGCGCAGGACTACGCGCGCGCCCTCGCCAACGCCTTGATGTCCGTCGCCGACTTGATGGACACGCCGGCCGCGCAGCCGGTAACGGAACCCGAGGCGCAGTCATGATCCGCGCCTCCATCGCCCCGCTTCCGGCGGCGGTTGGCGGCGACGGTGCTAAGCGGGTCGCAGAACGGAGCGGCGTAGATGTGTAATTTCCTCTCGGCGTTAGTTGTGCGCAACGGCGATGTCTTGACGCATCCGATGTTGGATTCGCACTCAGACTTGGTGCGCTATTTCCAGTTGCCGGATACCGATGCGCATATCAATCACTTTGCGAAAGTGGAACTCGTGCCCGTCGATTGGGCCGACGCTTCGACGTGGAAATGGCGCATAGATGAGCCAACCCTACCGATGTGGTGGGAGGATGTGGCGGCCCAAGCCGAATCCACGCTCCACGCACGCGCCAGCCGCATGATCCTGACCGCCGGCGAGCATGAGCTGATCGTGGATGGCTGCTGGATCATCGCCGGGACGGCCAAGATCAGAGACGTGCGCTCGGGTCGTATCGTGCGAGTGCAGGACTCGGCGACCATCAGCGGCGTCAGGGACTCGGCGACCATCAGCGACGTCTGGGGCTCGGCGACCATCCGCGGCGTCGGGGGCTCGGCGACCATCCGCGGCGTCAGGGACTCGGCGACCATCAGCGACGTCAGGGACTCGGCGACCATCAGCGGCGTCAGGGACTCGGCGACCATCAGCGACGTCTGGGGCTCGGCGACCATCAGCGGCGTCGGGGGCTCGGCGACCATCCGCGGCGTCGGGGGCTCGGCGACCATCCGCGGCGTCGGGGGCTCGGCGACCATCAGCGACGTCTGGGGCTCGGCGACCATCCGCGACGTCGGGGGCTCGGCGGTGCTCGATGCCTCAGCGAAAGCGGCGGTGCGATCATGATCCGCGCCTCTCTCGCCCCGCTCCCTGTTGCCTTGATCCAGCAGGTCGATCAACTGGCCGGGGATCTCCGACGGGGCGCGAGTGCCTGTCAGACGCCGAGTGAACTCGGGAAGTTCCTCGAAGCCTACTCGCGCAGTTGTCAGTTGGTCGCGGATCGCTGCCACGCGGAAGCCACGTTACTGAGCGGCGGAGAGTTGTCACCGGGCTACGTGAAAGAGCTGCATGACGTGCTGGAGCGTGCCCTGTGAACGAAACCCACGAACAGCCGACCGAGCAGCCGCGCCGCGCTCAGCGCGAGACGCACGTATTCAGCCACTTCCCGCAGGTCAATCGGCGCATCCGTGGCATTGCCTTCTGCGGCGCCTTGGTCGACATGGAACGCGATCTCATTCAGCGCGGAGAACGTCCGACCTGTGAGACGTGCCGCGAGCTACAGGATGGACTTGAGGACGGGAGCTTTTGACCATGAAGACACAAAACCTACTAGACCAGCCGGCCGACGATGCGCCGGTCGCTCAGGCCGAATCGCTCGCGCCCGTGGCCGGCGTCACGATGTTCGAGCGGCTGGCGATGGACCCGAACGTGTCCGTCGACAAGTTGGAGCGGTTGATCGAGCTGCAGGAACGCATCATGCGCCACGACGCGAAGGCCGCGTTTGAAGCCGCCTACGCCCGTCTGCAGGCCCATATCCCGATCATCGACGAGCGGAGCCGGATCGTCGTCAGGAACGAAGTGCGGAGCACCTACGCCGCCCTGGAGGATATCCATTCGGTTATCAAGCCGATTCTCGCGCAGTACGGCTTCGCGATACGTCATCGCACCGAATGGCCGACGGACAAGCCGAACATCATCCGCATTATCGGCATCCTGGGCCACGAGCAGGGACACAGCGAAGAGAGCATCTTCGAGGCGCCCGCCGATCGCTCGGACTTCCGCTCTGACATTCAGTCGATGGGCTCGACCGTCAGTTACGGCCGCCGCTACACGACGATGGATCTGCTGAACATTGCCACTCAGCGCGCCGACAATGACGGGCAGGCGCCGACCCGGCAGTCCTCCGAACCGGATGGCTACGCCGATTTCTACGCGAAGCTTGAGAAGGCTGCCGAGCGCGGCCTGAACATCCTGACCGAGTGCTTCAATACCGGCACTGCCGCCCAGAAAACATACGCCGCGAACGCCGACAAGAACCGCTGGATCACCCTCAAGAAGTCCGCGCAGGCGGTGAAGTGATGCGGATCATCGAGTGCGAGCAGCGCTCGCCCGCCTGGTTCAGTGCGCGCCTTGGCAAGCTGACCGGATCGTCGGTTGGCGAAGCGTTCGCGACACGGAAAGACAAGGGCGAGGCCGCTGGTCGGCGCAACGCGCGTATTCGCCTCGTCCTGGAGCGGCTCACGGGAAAGTCGGTCGAGGACGACTACAGCAATGCGGACATGCGCCGCGGCGTGGAGCTAGAGGCCGATGCCATCGGCGCCTATGAAGCCGCCGCCGGAATTCTCGTCATGCCGGTCGGCTTCATCGAGCACGACGAGTTGATGGCCGGGTGTTCGCCGGATGGCCTCACGGTCGATGGAGGCGCTGAAGTGAAGTGCCCGAAGCCGGCGATTCACCTTGACTATCTCCGCGGCGGCCTGCCGAACGACTACAGGCTGCAATGCATCCATGCACTTTGGCTGACCGGCCGAGCGTGGTGGGACTTTGTTTCCTACTGTCCGCACTTTCCGCCGCCGCTCCATTTGAAGATCACTCGGATCGAAGCAAAGGACGTCGATCTGGCGGCGCACGAGCGCGAGGTGCGGCGGTTTCTAGAAGAAGTCGATCGTGAATTGATGGCCGTGAGAACCCTTTCGGATCTGAGCGGCGTGCTACAGGAGGCCGTCTGATGGGCAGCGTGAACAAGGTGATCCTGGTCGGCAATCTCGGACGCGACGCCGAGTTGCGCTACACGCCTGGCGGGGCCGCCGTCGCCACGCTCAACATGGCGACCACCGAGGTCTGGAACGACAAAGGCGGGCAGAAGCAGGAAAAGACCGAGTGGCACCGCGTCGTGCTGTGGGGCAAGTCGGCCGAATCGCTCGCGGAGTACCTGACGAAGGGAAAGCAGATCTACGTCGAAGGCCGTCTGCAGACGCGTCAATGGGACGACAAGGATGGCAACAAGCGGTACACCACCGAGATCCGCGGCGATCGTGTCGTGCTGCTCGGCGGGAGAGGCGGACGAAGCTCGCAGGATGAGCACGTGTCAGACGAATCCGTGGCGTCGGAAAGCTCGGCGCCGATGACCGACGACGATATTCCGTTCTGACGCAATGGACTCCGCGACCTTTCTCTGCACGCGCACCGGCAACAAGCCGAAGATCTACGACCGCGAAGGATTCGAGCGCGCAATCGCTCAATTCGGAGACGGCGAGGACTTCCAACTGACCGTCGGCGCTATCGAGGAAAGCCGCACGCGACTGCAGGAGAAGGGCTTCCACGCGATGATCACGCCCTGGGCGAGGTCAGAAGGCCACGCGCTCGAGGACTTGAAGCGCGATCTGCTCGCGGAAATCTTCGGGCTGCGCGAGCACACGGATGCGCTGGGCGGCGTCGTCGTCCAGCTCCTCGTGGAACCGCACACGTCGAAGCTGTCGAAGAAGAAATACAACGAGCTGATCGAGCGCACGCTGGAGATTGCCGCGCGCTGTGGCTACGAACTGGAAGCGCCGAGCGAATACCGCGAACGCAAACTGAAGGAACGGAAAGGACGAGCCGCATGACCGCGCTCCTTCGCTGCCAAACCGCGCTCGCCGAAGCGATCAACGCGATCGATGAAGCGAGCCAAGGCGTGGATGATCGACGCAAGGAAGCCGCGTTGGGCGCGTTGCAAGTCCTGATCGAGCAGGCGGCGAATCGCCTAAGCGAGATGCTGGCGGAACCGTCGGAGGAGGACTGATGCACGTGAAACACGATCTACAGACGTGCCATAGCGCGCTTGTGGATGCACGGGAGGCCGCACGGAAAGTGATCAAGTGGGCCGAGGACCAAGACATGGATACGGGGCCGATGGATGGAGCCGAAGGAGCAATCGAAGAAGCGCTTCTGCTCGTTGATGACGCCTTGGAAGAGTTCAGTTGATGGGCGTTCTTGATGGTTTGCCAACGCTCTCCGGTCGCGCCGCGGAGCGCTACGCCACTCCGAAGCACGCGATTGTCCCGACGGCCATCGTGAAGCAAGCGAAGAAGAAGCTGAAAAGCGAGCAGGAAGCGGAGTTCCGCGCCGCCGTTTGGCGAAGGGACCGCAACCGCTCGCGCGCGTCCGGCAAGCCACTGGCGAAGTCCGGCAGTGATTGGGATCGCGTCGGGGAAGTGCATCACGTCCTCGCGCGTTCGACCGATCCCGACAAGCGGCTCGATCCGAGCAACGGGATTCTGCTGAGCAAGAGCGAGCATCGGCTGGCGGAAACCGTCTGCCCGAACGCGCCGGACCATTGCCTGCTCGACATCGTCGGGCCGGAGGATCGCAGTAAGCCGCAGCTGTTCCTCTGGCGAGATGTGCATGGCGTCGAGACGAAGCGGAGGCAATCGTGAGCGATATGCCACAAGCGGCTCGGAACGACTGGCGACTCGACGAACGCGGAGAGCTTGACGACGTGGCGGTCGATGCGCCCGCGATGTTCCGCTTGGAGCGAATGGGCGCCGGAGAGATTTGGCTGGCGGTCTATCGCCGCGATGGATCCCGCACGTCAGTCACGATCCGCGGGTCTCGACTTTCGATGAGCTATGAACATGAAACCGTCTGACGGGACGGCCCTCAAGAGGCGCACGACATGAGCAAATCAGCCGAGCAACTTCTGTCGGCCTATGCCGAGACGCGCGACTTGCGCGATCGGCTGCGGGACGAGCGGAACGGGCGCCTGTGTCAGCGAGCAGAGGGCGTGACGTTCATCGATGGCATACCTGAGCCACGGAGCGGCACGCCATGCTGGAAGGCTGCGCGGCAGTGGGAGTCGGCCGACAATCCGGCGCCTGATCCGAGCGTTACATTCTGGCTTGATCCGCCACTCGAATCATGGTGTGACGACTGTCGAGAGCGGCAAGCGGCGGCAGACCAACTACGTGTCGCCGTTAGACACCACGCCGCAGCGAAACGCGCGGTTCTTAGACGCGGCCGTGCGCTGGTTGCAGCCCTTTCGTCTGCGGAGGCCAGCCGATGAGCAAGACCCCACGACAGAAGCGGCTGACGAAGGCGCAACGGTTGGCCATCCTCAGCGAATTGTTGCGGGTCGGGCGCGCAGTCTGTCAGTGCGGGCATGCGCGGGACTCGCACGTCACGTGTACGAACGGACGGCACTATCGAGGCTGCCACGTCTGTGAGTCCTGTGCGGGCTATCGGCCCGTTCGCTTCGCGCTCAATCAATCCACGGAAACCATTTCTTTGAAAGCCAAAGGCTGATGAGCGAGACCCCACGACCGATGTACGGCCCGTTGACGGATCGCGAACAGGCCATCTGGGAAGCCAAGCAATGGCAGGAGCGACACGCGGCCGAGAACACCCCATCGCCAGTGAACGATGCGTGGACGGTGATCGTCGGGCTGCTGATGCAGCTGCGCGTGAACGCCGCCGAACTCCGCGCGATCGAAGACAAGTTGAAAGCCGAAGGCCGATGAGCGAGACCTCCCCAAGAGCAGACCGCTCGTTAGAAGTGTGCATCTGCGCCGCCATCGTCTCCGAAGACTGCCGAGTCTTTCGCGGCCATCGTCACGACGACGCCATCCTGACGGCCGGAAAGGCTGGCGCGAAACCGTCGAGTCTCGCAGCCTCGCAGGGCTTCATCACGTCGAGAAATCGCTTCGTGGACCGTTACGAGGGCATGCGGCTCCAGCGTGCGGCTGGTGCTCGTTCGGCGTGCTACGGGGAGCTGCGCGGCGACATGCTGTTCAGCGAGGACTTGTATTTCGGCTCGGACGATACGCTCGAAGTCGCCGGTCTTCCGTCTCCGGCGTCTCCCTCCGTCGCCGTGCCGTCCCCAAGGAGAGACGAACGGCAAGCTGAGACCATCGACCGGCTCGCGCGTCAACTTGCGCCGTCTTCTGCGCCCTCTCCAGCGTCTCCACCAGGAGCCGCACCGACGAAGGAGGAGGAGACGCGCGTCGAGCCCAGCTCTGGCGTCGAGTTCCCATCCGACATCGATACGATCCTGAAGTGGATCAATATCCTCCTGCTGAAGCTGAAAGAGAAGTATTCGGCGGCCATTCACCAAGATCCGTGCAGCGTCTGCGGCCATCGGGAGCGCGAACTCAGAGCACTGATCGAGCAGTGGCGAGAGGAAGCCGCCTCACAGGGAGCTATCTACGGCTCAGGAATAGCCAAGTGTGCCGATGAACTGGAAGCGGCCTTGCGTCCATCCCCGAGCGAGGAGAAGTAGATGCCTCTAAATCCGGGCGAGCGTGCGATTGTGCTGTTGCGAAACCTGGTCGAGGACGGCGACACGCATGACGCCGCGATCGCTGACGGCTCCACCATCGAAACGAACGGCGACGCTGAAGCGTGGTTCGATGAAGCGATTGCCGTCGTCAAGGCTGCGGACGAACTGAGGCGTCCCTCCCCGAGCGAGGACCTCGGGGCCGATTCGCTCGACTCGATCGATCTCGTCCTCGCGCTCGAAGAATTCGTGCTCGTCTCAAAGGCGCTCGTCTCGTCACTGCAAAGCGAAATCGATTCGCTACGCGAGCAATTAGGGCTCACGCCTAGAGTCTGGTGGCGTCCCTCCCAGAGCCGTCAGGAGCCGACATGAGCGAGCAGAAGCCCTGCGACTGCGACGAGATGGAATGCGTCAGGAACTTCATCCGGCCGGGCTTCGCCTGCAAGGTGGAGACGCACATCCGTCAGCAGATCGCTGACGAAGTGCGGCACTTGCCGTGCTGGCGATTTACTACTGGCGCATTCGAAGACCAAGGCGCGATCTATCGAGAAGTGGTCGCTGCGGCCATTGAGCGGCCGAGCGGCGGGAAGGAGTAGGCGAGTGACCCCAACTGCGCCGAAAGGTGCCTACGTCTATCAGCCACACCCGGTCACACGGAAAGACGGCCGCTTGTGGCACGTCGGCGGGATTCCCGATGGCCTGACGCGGGCGGAGGCGGAAGTGCTCGCGGCGGCGGTCAACACGATTCTGGCCATGCGGGCCTCGTCAGCGGAGCAGGAGCCGACCTAGATGGATCGCCTCGACGCTTGGAAAACGAAGGACGAATCGATCGGCCAGCGGGTGAAGCGGCTTCAGACGCTGTTCATGATGAAGTTCCGGGTGATCTACCTGGAGGCCGGTGGCGTCATTCGCGTGCATTGCGACGACGGGTCCGTCTGGCTGATCGGGCCGGATGACTCGCGCATCCAAATAGAGGCGACGAACTCATGATCACTCGCTGGCTCTGTTCCCTTCGCGGGCATGACGGGATGCTGAAGTACGAGAAAGATCGGCTGGCCTTGTCCTGTCACACGTGTGGATGGGAATCGGCCGGGTGGGATCTGAAAGAGAAACACGAAGAAGATTTGTCGCGCGTGGACAGGGAGCGATTGACCCATCGTCCTCTTACCGCAGCGAGCGAAGGGAGATAAGTGACCGATGGAAATCTTTGTATGTCCAAAGGATTCGATTAGTGATCGGTCGGTGCGCGCGCTGCGCGAGGCCGGGGTTGTTGTCGTGCAGGCCGACGACCCTGAAAAGTGCCGATTCATTCGCGCGGGCGGCGAAGAGGTCGGCTCCCGCGATCTGCTGTGGGCCGCGATGAAGGCCATGCAGATTACGCCTCAATATTCTGCTGGCGAAGGCGCCCAGAAGGTGCGCGAGGAGTTTACGAAGGTGCTTTTCGGGATCGTCAACGACCGTCGCGAGTTAGCGAAGTCAGTCGACGCGGTAGCCCGCTCCACTGGCGCCAGCGCGGACTGACCACGCGCGTCAAAAGCATTTTGTTCTTTCGGATAGTGTGCGGTTTCGGCGGCGACTCGTGACGGAGTAGGGAGAAATGTCGATTCGATGCCCGCATTGCAGGCAGACGTTTTCAGGGTACCGAAAGGACCGCGACATGCTGGCCTTAGAGCTCGGCCGTTGCGCTGACTGCGGGAACGACAAGAGCGACGCAGATGTTGCGGCTGGACGGTGGCGGTGCCAAGCGTGCCGAGATAAACGCCGACGCCGAATGAGACGCAAGCGCGGGATCGAGAACGAATACGCGAAACGGTTTGTATACGCGAAGTAGATCAGCGGCGGGCGGGCAGGTGCTTCTCTCAGGTTCAGACTTCGACAACGCAACGATTCGGTTCTGAGGCGGCGACAGCCTCAGCTGCTTACGGTTCGGCTTGCACATGGGGTTCACGGGATGCCTGATGATCGGTTCATCCACAAGCGGCTGGGGCACTCCGAAAAGGTGAACCTGCTCACCGATTTGGAGTTTCGGGTGTGGGTGCAATATCTGCTCAGCGCGGACGACTTCGGCGTGATGCGGTTCTCGGCGATCACCGTGCAAGCCGACAACGACCATCTGTCTAACCGAAAGACGAAGGAGATCGACCGCGCCTTACAAGCGGTGCTGAATCGCGGGCTCGTCAGGCTCTTTGAGCACCAGGGACGACGTTACATCTACCAGCCCGATTGGCACGACTATCAGCGCATCGGCTATCCGAGGGGCACGGTCAACCCGCTCCCGCCCGACGACGCGATCGCGGAATGTTCCCCGAAGACTCGCGCATATTTCCAGAAACATCGGCTGAAAGTTTCCCCAATCGTGGCCGAAGATTCGCGGAATATTTCTGAAAAGTTTGGCAAAGATTTTACCCCTCCTCGCGCGCGCGAAACGGCTATGGCTAACGGCAAACGGCTAACGGCTAACGGCGAACGGCGGCTTGAGCCGGAAGCGGTGCCGGAACCGAGCCCGGAAGAGGAGCGGGCGGCGCGACTGCTCGAACGCTACGCCGTGCTGTTTCAGGAGCACCGTCGCGGAGCGGTTTACCGGGCGCGGCCGCACTTGGATTTCCCGGAGGCTATTGAGCTCGTCAAGCTCTGGTCGGATGACCGACTCGATCGGCTGGCGGTCCTCGTGCTCACGACTGATGACCCGTGGATTTCCAAGACAGACCGGGCCTTCAAGATCTTTGCGACCAAAGCGACGTGGGCGGATGACCGTCTGCGGCAGTGGGAACAGCAGCAGGAGATCGCATGAAGACGCACTGCCGATGTGGGGATCGCGGCTTGCTCAAGATTGGCTACCAGGACGGCACGCCGTTCGATGTGGCGATTTGTCGGTGCGCGACGGGCCGGCGCTTCCGGCTGATGCCGATCGCCGTTCTAGCGGGCATCCTGGGCCTTCCTGAGGACCGCGTGCGGCCGCTCGAAGAACTCTCAGAGCCTGATGATCCGTGGACGGTGCCGATTGCGGCCGCGCCCGACTTCCTCCAGGCTGGTCAGGTCGGAAAGCGAGCGAAGCTGTGACCCGTCGAAAATCCGGGCTCGCGCTTCGCCGGGAACGCCTGCAAACCCTTGGACGGATCGACCGCGCAAATCGCTGCGCGGCCTGTCTCCAAGCCTTGCCACGGCCGCATGTGCTCGTGGTGGACACCGGGATTCGATACTGCTCAGAAGACTGCCGGATCTCGGCAGAGGAACGGAAGAAATCAGATGATGCGCGCGGAGGCAAGTGGGGGAGCGCGTAGGCTGATCTACCGCGTGGAAACGAAGGGTTATCAGAATGATGAATGAAAAACTTGCGTCGGTGTTTCGGTATTACCCGGCTCGCTGGATAAAGGCTGAGCGTCCGTGGCGGATGGGCGAGTGGTTGTGGGCGACGCAGGGCCATCTGCTCGTCGCGATTGCCGATGACGGCTCGGACGCTGATGAGACGCCTGAGAATATGCGGAAGGCTGATAGATACGTCACCGTGCCGTCAGCGGACGTGCTCAATCCGGTCTCGCTCTCGGAGCTCCGCAAATTCGCCGGATCTGTCATTCCCGAGAAAGTGCCGTGCGAACGGTGCTTTGGCTCTGGCCGCTCCGACTTTGACGGTGACGAGGCGACGTGCGAACACTGCGGACTGGCGACTCGTGCGTACTGCACTGAATGTGGCGGCGACGGACATCGAGCAATGGTGCGGCGATACGGGAAAGTGAACGGCGTGCCGGTCGATCTGGCGCTGCTGGCGTTCGGACTATCGATTGTTCCGCAGGACGAAGCCGGATCGATCAGCTTCCTCGTGTCCGTGGCAGACGAGAAGCAGTCAGCGGTGGCCGTTACCGGCGAAGGCTGGCGCGTCGTGCTGATGCGGCTGTCGAAAGGCCGTGACGGTGATCCGGAATTTCACTGCGGGCAACCCGAGTCCGCCGACGCGGTAGGTCAGTAATGAGCCAACCCCACTTGACCACGCGCGAGAAATCGTCTTCGTGGTTGGCAGAGGAACGAAAGGCGCTGAAATGACCCCTTCCCAGCAGCGCGCACTCTACCTCGCCGCCGCCGAAGCGGAAGGATACTTTGCGGATCAACTCGCGCGGAATCCCAACCTGGAACGCGCGAAGCACATCCATCAGGCGCTCCAGCGGGTGTTGCGGTTTCGCGCGCCGCGACAGATTCGGCGCAGTGAGAAAGCCTGTTCCCGCTGCGAGCAGGTGCGCGTCATCGAAGACTTCGCGCTGGACGCCGATGCCATCGACGGACATCAGCGCTGGTGCAAAGCCTGCACGAATCAGTATCGGAAGGATCAGCGAGGCCCGGAAGGCCCGCATTGGGACGGCCGACGGGTGCAGCAGGCGGCGATCCTCAAATGAGCGTCTACTACAACGAATGTGATCCCTTCGCGGCGGCGTGGCTGCGCGAGTTGATCACGGCAGGGTTGATAGCCGATGGGGAAGTTGATGAGCGGGCAATCGAGCTTGTTCGACCCGACGACTTACGAGGATTCGTCCAGTGTCATTTCTTCGCCGGCGTTGGAGGCTGGTCGTACGCCCTGCGCCTCGCCGGATGGCCCGACAGCCGAGAAGTCTGGACCGGCAGTTGCCCCTGTCAGCCGTTCTCGAGCGCCGGCGCCCAAGCTGGCGGGTCCGATCCGCGCGACCTTTGGCCTGTCTGGTTCCAGCTCCTCGCGGAGTGCCGCCCTCACGTCGTCTTTGGTGAGCAGGTTGAAGCAGCGATTGGACACGGCTGGCTCGACCGTCTTTGCGATGACCTGGAGCGCGAAGGCTACGCCGTCGGGCCGTGTGGTCTCCCGGCTGCGAGCGTCGGCGCACCGCACATCCGACAGCGGCTCTGGTTCGTGGCCGACACCGAATGCAGGACCGCAGAACGACGGCGATTCGACATGGATGCAGCGAAGGCAGGAACTCAAAGCGAAGCACGGGAATGGGAACGGCTTCGGGTTGAACCTTGGCCAAGCGGCGACATTGGCGGCATGGCCCACTCCGACGAAGCAGGATCAATCCGGCAGCGGCGTCGCGGACTACCCGCCGACGGCGAGTCACCACGCAGGGACGACGTTGACGGACGCGGCGAAGCTGGCGAGTTGGCCCACGCCGAAGGCTCGCGATCATCACATCGAAGGGCCAGGACAATTCAGCCAGAGCCTTGCGCGGGCGAGTCTCGCTTCTGGTCCGCCTGCGACTGGCTCCCCTGCCGAGACGGCAAAGCCCGGCCAGTTGAACGCGGCTCATTCCCGCTGGTTACAAGGCTACCCCGTCAGTTGGTGCCAAGCGGCGATCCGAGCGCAGCGTACGCGAATGCCACAACCGAAGCGCGGGTCGGACGCTTGAGGGGATACGGGAATGCGATTGTGCCCCAAGTCGCCCAAGAGTTCATCGAGGCGTATATGAGCCTGTCTGATCAGGCGGCGATCCTGCCAGGACTGGACGCATGAGACGCGGCACGAAGTTCGGCGCCATTCGCACGGTCGTGGAGGGCATCTCGTTCGCGTCGAAGCGGGAAGCGAACCGCTACGCGCACCTCCGACTGCTGCAACGGGCTGGCGAAATCGAAGCCTTGGTGCTGCAGCCCGCGTTTCCGCTGAAGGTCGTGAATCTGGACACGGGCGAGCTGACGCAGATCGGCACCTATCGCGCGGATTTTTGGTACCTCGACACGCGCACCCAGCAGCCGATCGTGGAAGACGCCAAAGGCTGGCGCACGCGGGAATACAAACGCACGAAGAAGCACGTCGAAGCGCAATACGGGATTCGGATCGTGGAAGTGTGAGCGCGAACCGTAGACGAGGCGCTGACGGTGATCGGCGCGCAAGGGAGAGGGCTGAGATGCTGATCCGAGGCGACCTGTTCGACGTCCTTCCAACGCTTTGCCGCGGCGCGTCGATTGACGCCCCGCTCTTTACGGAGACGGCGTGAAGCCGGGAGGCGTAGAATAGGCTCAGGCATATGGAACCATTCGGCAAGGGCTATCGGCTTTCGACTGGGCGAGAGATTGACGCCAATGGCGGGATTCTCGGCATAGGTCATCGCGATCCCTCGGTCTGCTCGGAAGGCTGGGATGGCTCAGTCGATGCCTCCTATCCGCGTGATGAATGGATGGATGAGGATGGGATGCCAGCGCCGTTCACGGACGAGGAGCGCGCGGAAGTGGCCGCCTACATGATCGGGCTGTGGGCGACGTTCGGCGGTTTCTACGCCCAACGCTATCCGTCTGAGTTCAACTGTGGAACATGCGGGCTCAGGCAGATGACTTATTCTCCTTCCGATGCAGAGGCGTTATTTATGAAACATGGTCGCTGTTAAAAATACTCAACGCCGCATTGCAGCGATGAGTCAACTCCATTACGCGGGCTCTCGCTTCTAAGCCGCTGAGTGAAGGCGAAACTGCCAATCCCTGCCAATGGCCGCGCCTAAAGGTCATCGTATCCCGAACGCCCCCAAGGGCCGCCAGAAAGGCGTGCCCAATAAGACGACGAAGTCTGCCCGTGAAGCCTTTGCGCTGGCCTTCGATGGGCTCGGCGGCTTTGAAGCGCTCAAGGTATGGGCCATCGACAACCCGACCGAGTTTTACAAGCTCTACGCGCGGCTCATTCCGGTGGAGCACGTCGGGGCGGGCGGGGATGGGCCGATTGCGACCGTCGTCAAGCACATCTACGAAACTGAGCACGCGAAGAATCCTTAAGGAAAATCGGGAGCCCTGGCTTGCGCTTGGGCGGTTTCCGCTTGGTGGTCTTAGGCATCTGGTACAATATCCTTCTGTCGCTTGTTGGGTAAGAAGTGCCCCGGCCGGGGTTCGGACCCGGACGACTTGGAAGTCACCCGCGTGCAAGGCGGGCCTGTCTACCTTTTCCAGCACCGGGGCGTTGGAGCGCGGTGCAAGCGCGCTGGATGTCGGAGCGGGGGGCGTCTCAAACCTCAATCCCGCTCCGACTTTTCTTGGGCAGTCCAGCGCGGCCATCGCGTTCTCCTCATCTACCACTCCTCTCTGCGAGGAAAATGGCACCTGCCCACCGTGCGGATACCGATGACTGAGCGCACGGTCGAGATGCGCTGGCGCGGGCCGATTGCCGGCTTCTTGCGCGATAACACCCCAGAGATTGACCTTGAAGGCGCGCTGTCGAGCGGCAAGACGACCGCGTGTCTCTGGAAGGTCTGGAACAGCGTCCACGCGCATCCAGGAATCCATTGGTGGATCGGGCGCTACGGTGATGGCGAGACGCAGACGAAAGTGCGACCAGCTTTCGAGGCGGTCTGCCAAGCGGCCGGCGGCGTGCCGAGCTGGAACGCGAAGGAACTCTGTTACGAGTTTCCCAACGGCAGTAAATGCTTTAGTTATGGACTGAAATCGCCCGACGCGCTTTCACGCTACTCGAAGATGCGCGGCATGGGCGTGGCCGGGATCTACAACGACCAAACCGAGGAACTGCCGGAAGACTTCTCGCTCGAGCTGAGGCTTCGTCTGCGGCAACCCGGCTTCCCGCACCAGCTCATTTTCAGCCCGAACCCGCCGAACGTCACACATTGGCTGGCCCATCAGTTTCCGGTCGATAACCGCATTAAAGGCCGGAAGTACTACGCCATCAGCATCCACGACAACGCGCATAATCTGCCGCCGGAACTGGTGGAGGCGGCGTTGCGGGCGTATCCGGCGGACCATGCGAAACATCGGAGCGTGATCCTCGGGCAACGCGGCGTCAACGTGACCGGCGTCCCGGTCTATAAAGGCTTGTTCCGGCGGGACGTGCATGTCCACGCAGTAGATTTCGATCCGCGCTTACCGCTGTTGATTGCATTGGACTTCGGCAAGCACCATCCTTGTGCCGTCTTCGCCCAACAGCCCTATTATGGCGGTCTCCATGTGCTCGGCGGCTTACTCGGGCAAGACATGTTTCTCGATGACTTCCTGCCGCTCCTGAAGCATTATCTCGCCGCCTGGTTCCCTGATCTGCGGATGGGCGTGCAGATGTGCTGCGATCCGGCTGGAAGCCACGAGAACAGCCAGGGCGCCCGATTTAATGGCGTGGACATCGTGCGGCGGTTTGGCTTCAGCCCCAGTTGGCGACCGAACGCGAACGCGCCGGACGTACGAGCGGGCACCATTGAGGCGATTGGCGCGCATCTGCGTCGACGGACGCCGACGGGCGAAGCGTTTCAGGTCGAAGCCGACCCAGAGCGTTGGCTACTGGTGAACCTGGATGGCCCGAAGCCTGAGCCCTTCTTCGCGGATGCGCTCGAGGCGGGCTATGTGTGGGACGAGCACATGGTCAGCGTGGGGAACAAGCAGATCCGCAAGCCGAAAAAAGACGGCTGGTTCGAGCACGGCATGAACTGCCTGGAATATCTCGAACTGACCTATGGCGCCGATCGGCCGACCGACGAAGCCCGAGCGCGGCAGCGGGCCAAGCATGCTAGCCGGTATGGGGCCACGCCGCGGATGCCGACCGGGCCGGATGCCTGGCAAGCCTAGTTCGTCAATTTATTGACACCGACCGTCAAAACCTTGACGGTGTATGTTAGACTGCGGCTGAGTTGAAGCCGAAGTCCCCGACGCGCCAGCAGATCGCCACGACGCTGGCGGATGTGCTGCCCATCATCGAGCGGCACGACGGCAACCTGAATTACCTCAAGGCACAAGCCGATACCGAAGCGGAAAAGGTCCGGCTGCTGCATCAGCGTCTTAATCCGCTGATCGCCTCCTACCCGCATACGCTTCGAGAGCGGCTGTATTGGCTGATGACGGGTCGTCCGCGATGACGGATTGCGAGCTCTCCGCGCTCGTCGTCGCTGGCCCGGCCACGCCGGATCGCGTCAAGAAGCTGTTGCGCCATACTACGAACCCGCAGCGACTTGAATCAGCGATCGCGCTGATCCATCCGCCATCCTTGGCGCAGGCATGGCGGCTGTTGTTGGTGAACTATCTGCCGAGTGCGACGGCGGATCCGACGGGGACGCCGTAAGGGGGCACTGATGCCGAAGTTTCTTGAAGACAAGCTCAAAGCCGAATACCCCAACAACCCGCGCGCTGTGTATGGCACGTTGAACGCGATCGGGGCCATGCACGGCAATCAGGAAACCGCCAAAGGCCGCGCAATGGAGGCGAAGCACGCCAAAGACATGCGCCACAGCGGCATGACTGAGCACTCGCACAAGGGCAACCCCGGCCGTAAGCCGACGATGCGACACGGCTAAATGGCGCGCCGATCCAAAGATCCCGCCGATCGCCTCTCCCGGCAACTGATGCCGGCGGATGATGCCGAGTTCATCGAACTGGCCCGTGCCCGCTTCAAGCAGGCCGAACAGGCCGATGAGAAGCAGCGCATCCGCGAACTGGAAGACCTGGAGTTCTACGCTGGTAAACAGTGGCGGCAGGAAGTGCTGGATGCCCGTCAAGGCCAACCTGGCAATGCGACGTCTGGCTTGCCGCCGGTCCCCGCGCGTCCCTGTCTGACCATCAACAAAGTGCGCGAGCCTGTCCGGCAGGTGCTGAACGCCGAGCGGGAATCAGAGCTTGGGGTTGAGATTGCCGCGGCGGATGACTTCGGTGATCAAACGCCCGGCGTGACGCCCGAAGAGATTGAACTGCGCGAGGGGCTCGTGCGGCGCATCCAGCGAGAATCGCAGGCGGCGGATGCGCGCTCTTGGGCCTTTGCGCGGGCGACGATTGCGGGCCGCGGCTATTACCGCGTGATGACGCGGTTCGCGGGGGGCAAGAGCTTCGACCAGGAAGTCGAAGTGCAGCGCATCTACAACCAGGCCAGCGTGAGCTTGGACCCGACGCACGAACAGCCAGACGGCTCTGATGCGGAGTGGGGCTTTATCGGGACGGATCTGCCGTGGGACCGTTACCGCGCCGAATTCGGGACCGTCGGGGAAGATAAGAATCGACTCACGACGATGAGCACGACGCAGTGGCGGGCGCTTGGCGATGAGTTGCCAGGCTGGTTCAAGACTGAGGGTGAGACGCGCTCCGTGCGGGTGGTCGAATACTGGTACGTGGACCGCGTGACGCGCACGCTGGTCCAGCTAGCCGATGGGTCCGCCGCCTATGACGACGAGCTGCCAGATGGCGCGGAACTCGCCCGCGACGAGGACGGCGGGGAAGTCTCCCGCTCGGTCATCGAAAAGCGCATCAAGTGGGCGAAGATCGACGGCGTACAGGTGCTGGACGAGACGGAGTGGGAAGGCAAGTACATTCCCATTATCAAGGTGCTCGGTGAAGAACTCCAGCCGTTTGACCAGGAGCGTCGCGCCGAAGGCATGGTACGCCCCGCCCGCGACAGCCAGCAAGCCTACAACGTCATGGTGAGCAAGTGGGTGGAGCAGATCGGGCTCGCGCCCATTCCGCCGTGGATTATGGCCGACGGGCAGGACGAGAACTTCGAGAACGAATGGGCGCTGTCCACGACGCGCACGCTGCCGACGCTGCACTACCGGCAGATCGATAGCGACGGCCGCCCGGCCCCGCCGCCCTCGCGCACGTCGATCACGATGGAGATTCAGGCCATCGGCGGGTCCGTCCAACTGTTCGATCAGGCCATTCGGAGTACCACGGCGGTGCCCGATGTGACGAATCTGGACCCGCAGATCAACAGCGATAAGCAGCTGAAGCGCATCCTGACGCAATCTGAACAGGCCACCTCCCACTATCTAAGCAATCTCACGCGCTCCCTGCGGTACGAAGGGCTCATCATCAACGACCTGCTGTATCCGATCTATGGACGGCCTGGGCGCATGGCGCGGCTGATGAACCCGCAGGGCGAGACAGTCCCGGCGCTGGTGGGCCAGCCGTTTGTGCCGCATCCGCAGACGAAGCAGCCGATGACCGTGGGGCCGGACGGCCAGCCCGTGACCGCGCAGACGCCGAACGCGCAGCAATACACCTTGACGCCAGACGCCACGTTCAATGTCACCGTCAAAGTCACGAAGAACTTCGACACCCGGCGCGAAGAGCAGGAATCGACCTTAGGGCAGTTACTCTCCGCCGATCCGCAGCAAATGCAGGTCGTGGGTGATCTTCTGTGGAAATACAGCGATGCGCCCGGCCATGAGGAACTGGAGAAGCGGTATCGTGCCGTCCTCCTACCAGCGGTGCAGGCGGCCATTACCGGCCAGCAGGCGCCCGATCCCCGGCTCCAGCAACTCGCCGCCGAGAATCAGCAGCTCAAGTCGGCCATTGAGAGCAAGACGGCTGAGAAGCAGGTGCAAGGGCAGTTCGACTTGCAGAAGGCGCAGATCGATGCGCAGACCAAGATCGAAGTCGCCCGCATCAATGCCGAGAGTGCCTTTGCCGTGGCGGATCTGAAAGCCACGCTCGAGGCGGCCAATACCGCGATTGCCGCGATGCAGGCCGAGCGGCTGGCGCTGGAGTCGAGCAAGAAAGACGCGGCCCTGCAGGTGCATCAGGCCACGCACGAAGCCGCGCAGAACCAAGCCGACCGCGCGCATGAACTCGGGATGGCGGCCGTGGATCATGCGACCACCTTGGCGCAGGCCGATGAGCAGCACGCCCAAGCCTTAGCGCAGGGGCAGCAAGCCGGGGCGATTCAGAGCCAGCAGGCGGCGCAACAGGCGGCGTTGCAGCCAGCGCCGACCGGGGAGTGAAGTGGTGACGCGAGATATCTACGACTCATCGGGTCATTTGGTTATCAAAGACGCGCCCATTACCATCTCGGCCGACCCGTGGGTTGTTCGGGGATGGCGCGAGGATAACGGAGCGATTGTCGAAGAAGTCTGGCGCGATGGAAAAATGATCAAGCGGTTGGTGAACCGTATCGAAGAGGTTAAGTGAGTCTCCTCATGCCTGAAGTCGATCAGACCGCGCCTGTCCTGGACGCCGATTTTGTCGAACGCACGCCCGTCGAAGACACGGGCTCCCTGGCCGATCACGAGGCCAGCTTCACGGGGAAGCGTGGCGCCTCGCCGCCAGCGCCTGAGAAAACCGAGGCAGTCGAGCCGGCCGACGATGAGGCAGACGGCCGCGACGAGACCACCGGCCAGTTCAAGCCACGGCACCGCGCCAGCCGCGACAAGGCGCGCGCTGAGGATGTGCCCGAGATTCAGGCGCTCTCACGCACGCTGAAGGAAAAGCGCGAGGCGCTGGCGAAGCTGAACCCCGCGATGGCGAGCGCCAGCCCGCGTGTGGCCTCCCTGCGGTTGCAGATTCGCGGTATCGAAGCGGAACTCGAAGCCGCGTCGCCGAAGCGCGAGTCGGCACCCGTCGCCGCCGCGCCGAGCCGTCCGGCCGCCCATGCGAGCGCCTTTACCGAAGCCGAGCCGACGCTTGAGCAGTTTGCCAACGAGGCCGATCCCTATGCCGCGTGGCAGCGCGCGCTGGCGCGGTATGACCGGCGGAAAGATGCCTTCGAGGAACAACAGCAGCAGGCGCAGCAGACGCAGGCCCAACGCGAGCAGGCCCAGCGCGAGCGCATCGGCCAGCAGGCGGCGGCGTTTGCCGCGAAGACGCCGGATTACGTCTCGTCCCTCGAAGCCATCAAGCATGAGACGGCGCCCGATCTGTTGATGGCGGCGATTGGGGCGAGTGACAACGGCGCGGAACTCGTGTATTATCTCGCCAAGCATCCCGTGGACCGCCACGAGATGTATCTCATCACGGACGGCAAGCCGGTTTCTGACCAGGCGATTGCCTCAGTCCGACGGTTGCTCGACGCGCGTATGCAGGCCGGATTGACCGGAGCGGTCGCTACGCCAGTAGTACCCAAGACCAAGCCCAAGCCGCCCACTCCGGTGCGAACGGGGCCACTGACGACCGGCGACGAACCGCCGGGCGACGGGGCTTCGCTCGCCGATCACGAACGAGCGTATTCCAAGTCTCGCCGCCGCTAATGCGGATTCGCCGCCTCGGTCAACGAGGCGCCGATGAATACGTTTATCACGCCGACGTGGGTCACGAAGGACACCGCGGTCAACTTCAAGAACAGCTTGAAGTTCCTCGCGCAGTTCGACCGCACGTGGGACAAGACCTGGGAGAACAAACCCCAGGGCGCGCAGATCGGCTACACCACGCAGGTCCGCATCCAGCAGCGCTGGACCGTCTCGGAAGGTCAGGCGCTCGTGCAGCAGCCGATCTTCAACCAGACCGTTCCGCTCACCATCAATCATCAGTTCCAGATCGGCATGGGCTGGTCGAGTGCCGATGATGCGCTGCTCGTCGAAGAAGTCCAGTCCCGCTACACCAAGCCCGCAGGCCGGGCGCAGGCGTCCAATTGGGATGCCGTCGCCGGCCGCGAGGTCTACAAGTCGGTGTACTTCAGCAAGGGCACGCCCGGCGTGCCGATCACGTCGAACCAGACATGGACCGAAGCCGTCGCGCTGCTCGACAACGTGGCCGTGCCGGACGAGGAATACATCGCCTGCATCGACCCGCTGACGCGCAGCAACCTGCTGAACGCCAACTTCGCCCTGTTCCAGCCGAAGAACGAGTACTTCCGCACCGGCCAGTTCGCCGATGAAGCCCTCGGAATTTCGGAGTGGTATACCGACCCGCTGATGCCGACGCATACGACGGGATCGTTCACCACGGCGACCCCGATCACCACGGCGGGCGGACAGACCGGCTCGACCATCACCGTCTCCGGGCTCGGCACCTACGCGCTGAAGGCGGGCGACGTCTTCTACTTCGCCTCGGGTACGGCCGTGAACGCCGTCAACCCGATTGCCTACACCGATACCGGCATCGCACAGCAGTTCGTGCTGACGCAGGACGTGTCGGGCTCGAACACGGCCACGCTGAACATCTCGCCGGCCATCATCACCTCGGGACCGCTCCAGACCGTGACGGCCTCGCCGGACAACGGCGCGGCGCTGCTCTTCAACGGGGCGACTGGGATCGCTTCGGCGACGATGGCGGCCACGAAGTCGCGGCAGTCGTTCGTCATGAATCGCGCGGCGTTCGCGTTCGTCATGGCCGACCTGCCGGAACGCCTGCCCGGCGCGCTGGCGAAGCGCGTCAACGACGAAGAGGAACAGCTCTCGATGCGCTGGGTGGAGCAATACAATATCCAGACGGATCAGCTCCCCTCGCGCGTCGACACCATCGGGGGCGTCGGCGTGATTCTTCCCTACTTCGCCGAACGGATGTGGAGCTAATCATGGCGCTGACCACCACGACTCTTGCGGCGGCGTGCGCGACCACCGACTACCAGATCACCGTCACTTCGGCGACCGGCTTTGCCGCGAACCAGTATCTGATGGTTGATCAGGAGTTCATGAAGATCACGAACGCCTACACCTCGGGCACGCTGATTCCGGTCCTTCGCGGACAGAACGGCACCAAGGCCGACGCGCACGTGAGCGGCGCGAACGTCTCCACCGACGCCATCAGCGCCGTGGCGCCGTCCGATTGGGGCGATCCCTCGGCGTCGGTCGTCGTCTCGTATCCGCTGGCGGCTCGTCGGCGCAAGGTGACGTCCTATTCGGCCTCGGGGGCCATCACGCTCCCGGCGTCGGGGGAAGACGTCATTGCGATCCTGAATGGCACCTCGGCGCTCGCCATGACGATCGCGGCGCCGACCAAGGATCAGGACGGCTCGATCCTCTACGTCGCCGGCAATGGCGCGGCCAACCACACCATCACGTTTACGGGCGGGCTGTCGGGTGCCGGCACCAGCTACGACGTGATCACCGTCAACTCGTCGGCGCCGATCGTCGTCATGGCGATGGCGATCAATGGCTTGTGGAATTCGATGGTCGCCACGCCGATGGCGGGGACGGTCACGAACATCACGGGCACCGTCGCCTAGTCACTCCCTGCGGGCGGATCGCTGCGGCGGTCCGTCCGCTTTTCATGAGGCTGCATGGCTGAACCTGTTCTGACTCCCGCGAATCCGATCTATCACGAAGCCACGGAAGGCGGTATCCGCTATTCCCCGGCGAGCGCCCACTCGAAAGAGATGGCGAAGTGGGAAACCCGGCCGCTGCCGGACGGCTCGGTCACGCAGTCGATGATCGACAGCGCGCGCCGCGCCGGCGTGCATCAGGGCGCCTTCGAGCATCGCGAGTATCCCAAGGCGATGTATCGGGCTGAACAGACGCCGACCGGCATCAAGCTGGTGGATCTGTCGCAGTCGGCCTCGTCCGAGGTCGAAGAGCGCAACTTGAAGTCCCGCGGCTATCGCGCGTCGTCGCTCGAAGCGATTGCGCTGGTCGAGGAGCAGAACCAGGACGCGGCGGTGGCGGCGGCCAATCGAGCCTTCCATGACCGGCGCATGTCGGAGCAGGCGCGGGAAGAAGCGGATGCCATCGACTCGCGGACGGCGCGACATCTCGGGGAGATTCCGGCCGAACGCCTGCCGCCGAAGCGGCGCGGACGTCCGGCGAAACCGGCGGTCGAAACCGCCTAACCGATCACGCTAGTGGCCGACCGGCGCACTCCCCTGTGGGGGCGCCGATTTCGGCGATGAGACACGACGATGGGTATTCCTTCCGCGGGCGGCGCGCTGCTGCCGTATCAGGATCAGCTGCTCAAGGCCAATCTAACGGTTGCGGGCTCGATTATCGCGAGCCCCACGCCGTCGCAGACGTCGATTCCCGCCTTTTCGGCCAGTACGACGCTGACGGGCTCCTCGTATGCCCCGTCGTCACATGTCGATCAGGTGTTCTCGGCGTTGACCTTGACGCCGGCGACGTCGGTCATTGCGGCGAACGGCCTGAACGCGATTCGCGGCGAAGTCAAGCTTACCTCGGGCAAGACGCTGGGCACGAGCACCAGCTATGTGGCGAGCGTCTACGGGCGCGGCAACATCAACGGCACCGTCGATATCGGCTCGGGCGATCTGGCGGCGGTCTACGGCAAGTTCGACCTGAACGGATCGACGCTGACGTCCGGCCACATCGCGCCTGTGCAGTCGAACATCGTCAATCCGCCTGCGAGCGCGCATACCGCGGGGGTTTCGCTGTTCTACGGCGAGAGCGCGAGCGGCACGCCGATCGGGACCGGGATCGAGCTCTACATGGCGGCCGACTACTTCATGACGCTCACGCAGGTGAGTGGCGGGACGTTCTTTGGCGCCTCGGCGCCGACGTCGCTGGCGAAGTCGCTGAAGATCAAAGTCGGCGGCACCGACTACTACATCGGCCTCTACACCGCGGCGTCGTAATGCCGATCGATCGCGATACGCTGCTCGCCCGGTTGGAGGTGATCCGCCAGCAACAGATTCAGTTGCGGGCGGATTTTAACGCCGCAGAAGGCGCCAGCCAGGCCATCCAACATCTCCTGGACCTGCTTGAAGCGGAGGTGGCTGAGACCCCTCCGCCAGCGCCTCCGCCTCCGGTGGTGGACCAGACGTGAGCGTCAACGCGCAGACCATCCTCAATGCGGCCTATGCCGATCTTGGCGTCATCGGGCTCGGCGACACCTTGGATGCCTCGTTGGCGCAAGATGGGCTGCGGCGGCTGAATGCGCTGGTGAACAGCTGGGGCACGCAGACGAAGACGATGCCGTTCATCGCGCGGCAGGTCTTTCCCACGACTGGAGGGAAGGGCGGGCCATCGAATCCCTATACCATCGGGCCGGGCGGCGATTTTGATACGTCGCGGCCGGCGGGGCTCACGGGGGCGGGCTTGCTGCTGAACAGCTCCAGTCCGCCCGTGGAGATTCCGCGTGGCGTGCTGACGGATGACGGCTGGGAAGCGATCCAGATCAAAGATCTGAGCAACGCGCTCTGGACGAACGTCTATTTCAATGCGACGTACAGCAACAATTTGGCGACGATCAATCTCTGGCCGGTCCCGAACACGTCGCAGAACAGTTGCGTGATCTATCGGCGGGACATCATCCAGGGCTTTGCCGATCTGACGACAGCCTACGACTTCCCCTACGGCTATCAGGAAGCCTTGCAGTATAACGTCGCCGTGCGGATGGCGCGGGCGAATGGCGTGCCGCTCTCGACCATTCCCGATGTCGTCGCGCTGGCGAGCCAGACGCTCGGGGCCATCAAGCGCGCGAACTACACGATTACCGACCTGCCGATCGACCCGGCCATCACACTGATTGCCGATCGACGGGCGGGCTACAACATCAATACGGGGACGGGAGGCGGCAGCTAATGGTGAACACCTCGACGTTTCACGCGGTGACGATTCCGGCCGGGTCGACCACGGGCGGGAGTGTGCCGGTCGACTGCTCGCATGCCCTGAATTGGGTGGTGTATTACACCTCCGCTGGGACGACGAGCGGCGGCACGATCATCCTCGAGGAGGCGGATAGCGCCGACTATCCGGGGACGTGGAGCCAGATCGAATCCCGCGCCGCGAGTTCGTTCACGGGTGGGGTCACGCTGGCCGTGCATCTCCAGCAGGCCGCGTATGGCTTCATTCGGGCGCGAATCTCCAGCGCGATTACCGGCGGTGGGTCGATCAGCGTGGCGCTGCGGGGGACGCCGTAATGGCCTCGTCCGTCTTCCCGACCGTCACGACGGGCGTCACCGTCGAAACCGCCACGAATGGCGCACTGTCTGGCGACGGCTCGAGCGGGAACAAACTGGCGGTCGGCGTCGATGGGACCACCATTGATGTCAACGGGAGTAACCAATTAGCCGTCATTGCGGGCTTTGATGTGACGGCGGATTACACGCTGACGGGAAGTTGGGCCTTCTCGCCTGATACGGCTGGTGGGAAGGGACCGACGACCTTCAACGGGGGCGAGGGACAGGAGCTCGTCACCGACGACTTCACGCTCGGAACGGGATGGACCGAAGGCCCGGCACTGACGTTTACGCATGATCCGGCAGAAACCGCGAATCTGACCAACGCGCATATCGTTCTCACGCCAGGGTCAGGCTATTACGTGATCGTGACGGTGACGCCGGGGATGACCGCAGCCGGCACCTCAGCGAATTTAACCATCGGCGGTGTCACCGTTCCGGTGCTCGATACCGACACGGACGATGAAACCGAGATATTTGCCCTGACGACTGACTCGTTGTCATTTGAAGGGGTCTCGGGATGGGATGCGGCGATTGCCTTTTCCTTGAAGCCGATCGTGGACGCCGGTGACGCCAACTACCCGCTGCGGGTGCTCCTGCCCGGCGATAGTGATTCGACTCACACTGATTACTTTGCCTTATTCGGGTTCGATGGGGAATTTGGATCGAATTGGACGCCTGCGAATGGCGTTCCTTATCGTTATCAATTCGGGAAGAACTATTTCATGTTCTACCGCCCAGACGTGGGCATCCGTTACGCAATGGATCATTCCGCATTCTCTGTCGAGAGCGAGGTCGATGGGAAGGACGCCGTCAATATCGTCAGCACCACCACGGATGCCAACACGTCCTCCGCTTACTACAGCGCTCGAGTGCATACCGATGAGACCAGTCAAGATTGGTCTTTCGGCACGAGCGGCGGCAATGTGGCTATTCCGGATAAGCATTACTTTCTCTTCGATGTGACCAATAGCGTCCTTGCGCTGGACATTGACCCGAACAGCGGCGACCCGATTTGGTATCTGACGGGCCTGCTTAGCGCACCGCTGGCCACGGCCGGGGATGGCCACGCCTTTACCATCGCAGCCTCCGCAGGTTTCGATGACGGCATGATGACCCCGCAGAACGGCGGCGACCTCAATCTGAACGTGGGAGCGGGCGTGAACGGCGGAACGGCGGGGATCATCCAGCAAAACGGCTCCCCCACGTTTTCCGGCACCTTTGCTGGCCTCACGCAGACCGCCACGGTGCTCAACGGCCTTGTCATGTCGGTGGCCTAATGGCGCGCACGAAAGAGCAGATCCTACGGGAGCAGATCGGCCAACTCTATTTCCTGATTGCGGAGTTGCAAGCGGAACTTGAGCAATTGCGCGCGAAGATCGTACCGTCCCAGAAAGACCCGGCCGCATGATTGTTGATGCGTTTCTTGATCCGGCGAATACGCTGGCCTCTATTCAGGCGGGCGCATCCGATGCGATCAATGAATACCTCGAATCGACTTCGCCGGGGCACGGCAAAAGCCCGCTCTGGAGCATCCGCACGCCGGGGATGCATCCGTTCGTGCAGTTTCCAGAGGGTCCCGTCCGTGGGCTATTTGAAATCAACGATCGGATGTTCGCAGTCGCGGGCAGTAGCTTTGCCGAAGTCTTTGCGGATCACTCCATCGGTCCGCTCTGGGATGTGGGCACGGATGACCAGCCGGTCTCAATGGCGAGCAATGGCAGCGCGGGCCATCAAATACTAATCATCTCTGCCGGATTGGGTTACATCTACGATCTGACGGCGGATACGCTGGCCGCGATCACCGCGCCGGACTTTCCTGCACCGGCGCGCCAAGTCGAGTTCATGGACGGCTATTTCATTGTCAGCTATGGAGGGGGATCCAGGCGCTTTTCCTGGTCCGCCTTGGAAGATGGCACGTCCTGGGATGCGCTCGACACGGCCGAGCGCTCGGAAGCCGCCGACAACATCACGTCGCTGATCCGCAATCACCGCGAAATCTGGCTGATTGGCTTTCGCACGTCGGAAGTCTGGTACGACGCGGGCGATGTCAATAACCCCTTCCAGCCGCTGCAGGGCGTCTTCATCGAGCATGGCGGGCAAGGCGTCTTCACGCCCCAGCGGATTGACAACACCCTGATCTGGATGGGCCTGAACGACGACGGGCAAGGCATCATCTGGCGCGCGGACGGCTACACCCCACAACGGGTCAGCACCTTCGCCGTGGAGCAGGACATTCAGAATGCCAGCACCCCCACAGACGCGCGGTCGTGGGTGTACCAGATGAATGGACATGTCTTCTATGTGCTGATTCTGCCGCGCGACATTCAGTGGTCCTGGGTCTATGACGTGACGATGGATCGCTGGCACAAATGGGCGACGTGGAATCCCATCACGTGTCAGTGGATGCCTCATGTGGCCGGCTCGCACGTGTTTTGTTTCAATAAGCATCTCGTCGGTGATCGCTTCTCGGGGGCGATTTATCACCTGTCGGATGATTATTTCGACGAAGAGATCGTGGCGGCCTGATGCCGGACGTGCTTGGACCCATTCCGCCGCCTCCTCCACCGCCGGTGATTACGGCCATGACGTGTGGTGCATGCCCGCGGACGTCGATTGGGAGTGGCGGCGCCTATCCGCCCGGCTCGTTTCTGTTTTCGGGTGGCGACTAGGTGAGCGAGAGCCATTGCATTACGGCAGCTGACGGTGCGACGATCCTCTTGGACTTACCCGTCCAAGAAGGCGCGGCCGTGTTGGTGGATGGCACATTCCTGCTCATGTTCGATAGCAATCTCGGCGCCATTTACAATCGCGATGGGACCGTGCGCTGGGTGCTCACGGATGGACAGACCGCAGACGCTGTATCACATGGATGATAGCTACTTAGACGAGCAGATCGTCTGATGCAAGCGTGTCTCGTCATCATGACGATTACTGCTGGCACGGGCGTGAAAACCATCACGGGCGTCGTGGATCATACGGGTGCGCCATTTCTCGGTGAGACGTTTCTGTTTGTCGGGAATAGCGGGTTGAACGCGCTGGAATATGCCGTGGGCACCTCGACGCCTGGCGCTCGTCTCTCCCTCGGGATTGACGATACGAGCGCGGTCCATCAATGCTTCGGGATGGAGAATAATATTAGCGGATCTGGGGGGCGCGAAGATTGTGCTGGCGTGAGTGATCAGTTTTCCGTCGGTTCCATGCACTCACAAACGTTCTTCGGGGGGGCGTGGTGGCGTCTGGGCTATGTGAGCGCCGTGCGATCCGGTGAGTTTGACGTCACGCTCACGACGAATGTGTTATCCGGCGACAGTTATCTCGTGCTCGTGCTGGCTGGCGGGGACGCGTCCTATGGCTACGTCTCAAATGTTGCGAGCCATTACCCCACGACGCATGCGCCGGTGACTGGCGTGCTATTCGCCTCGGAGATTTTTCCGATTGGCGGCACGCACACAGGCACCACCGCGCAGGGATCACTCGGATGGGGTTCCGCGCAATTAGCTCCTCCAGCGCAAGCGGTGATGAGCATCGCTACCGCTATTTCAGGGAACTCCAGGCGATTGCCGATTACTGCGGCGACAGACCCGTTGTCAAATTTACGAAGCCTCACAGGTTTCCCCAGCGATGGATTCGATCTCACGGCCGGGCCGATCGGGGCCAGCTACGTGGCCTTCTCCGGATGCGCCTGCGCGTCTGGGGTCTTGACGCAACCGACGACTACGGGGCCACAAACGATTGTGACAGGAATACAGAATCGATTCGTGCTCTTGGCGGCGATCAATGATCCCGCGAGTGACGTCTGGAACGCCGGGGCGGCGGAATGGTCCCTCGGCATGGCGGATGGCACACGCCAAGGGGCCTACTGGACGGGGGAAAGCGCCATTAATCAAGATCCGCTCACGGGGGCACGCTACCTGAGTGATACCGATGTGATCCGCTGCGCCACGCCGAACGCCGGGTCCACGACATTTAGCTCTCTGGCGCAGATGACTGGGTTTGACGACGCGACGCACTCGTTTACCCTTGATTGGACGACCGTGAGTGGCGCCGCAGATCATAGCGTCGCGTGGTTTGCCATTGGAGAGGCGCCCGTGGTCACAACCGTGACGTATCCCATTCGCCGGATGCGCCGGTTCCCGTTGCCGTTCAACGAGAACAAGCAGATGTTTCTCTCCCGGCTCGAGCTGATCATGCAGACCGGGATCGGGACCGCGCTCATTGAGCATCCGACCGTCATGTTGCGCCTCTCGCGTGATGGCGGCGTGACCTGGGGCGCCGAACGGCAGATGTCCGCCGGGGCGATGGGGGACTACCTGCACCGCGTCTTTGTGACGCGGCTCGGGCGCGGCCGGAACTGGGTCGCGGAAGTGACGGTGAGCGATCCGGTCAACTGGCAGTGGGTGCAATGCACGATTGACATCCAGACGGGGACGAGCTGATGGCGGGGGGCGGGACGCCGAACATCTATCTGCCGTTCGATCAGCCGGTGGTTGATCCGCGCACGGGCAAGATGACTCGGGCGTGGATCAACGCGCTGAATGCCTGGGCCGCCGTCACCGTGCAGGGGCCGAATGGGGCCACGGATGGCGCGACGGCGAAATTTGACGGGCCGACGGGGCGCTTGCTGAAATCCTAATGGGGATGGATACAAAGTATACAGATGAGCATACAATGAGGCCGAGCTAATGCCGGAAGGATCAGCGGGCGCCGGGTCTCCGACCATCGGCGATACGACACGCGAAGGCTACGACCCGACGACGGGGACGTATGCCAATCCGCAGCAGGCGCTGCAGCAGTCGCTGGCCTCGGGCAATTGGTCGACGGCCATTGTCGCGCAAAAGCAGATCGATCCGAACCTCTCGGCCTATTTGCAGGAGCGGCAAGCGCATCCTGGTTCGGCGCTGTCGAAGCAGATGGAAGCGCAGCTGCAGCCGAGCACGATTTCGGTGCTGCAGGGCGCGCAGAATGCGGGCTACAACCCCACCCCGACCGGCGCGGACAAGAAAGATCCGTCCTGGTGGCAGGAGTGGGGCTCGACCGTACTGATTGGCGGGGCCGTCCTCGGCGGGGCGCTCGCCCTTGGCGCGCTGGGCGGGGCCGGGGCGGCTGGCGCGGGTTCGACGGGTGCGAGTACGGCGGCGGGAACGGCGGGCACCGGCGGCACGCTGGCATCAACCACTCTCGGGACCGGAGCGGTCGCCACGCCTGCCGCAGCGACGAGCGGACTCGTGAGCGGCGGTGCGGCTACAGGGGCCGCCACGGGCGGCGCGGCTGGAACGGCGGCAACCTTGGCGGGCACCGGGGCGGCGGCGACGGGCGGCGGTCTGCTGTCATCGCCAAGCCTCTGGTCCTCGCTCATCGGCGCGGGGACGCAAGTCGCAGGCAGCCTCATCAATGCGAACGCCCAGCAGAACGCCTCTGACGCCTCCGCGAAAGCGGCGCAGGACGCGCTGGACTTTGAGAAGCAGGTCTACGCCCAAAAACAGGCTCAATTGTCCCCGTATGTGGGCATTGGCCAAGGCGCGGTCGGGAAGCTGGCCGGGCTCTGGGGGCTGAGCACGACGCCGAGTTCCACGACGGCGACGACCACGCCAGCGGCGACGACCACCACCGGCACGGCGACGGCCAGCACGGCGCCTGCGAGCGCCGCCAACAGCGTCAACGGCACGGGTGGGAACATGGCGCAGCTCTATACGCCGCCGTCGGCGACCGCGCAGCCGCCGATGGTGACGGTGAAAGCGCCGACCGGGGAAACGAAGCAAGTCCCACAGGATCAGGCCGCCTACTACCTGCAGAAAGGTGCCACGCTTGTGAACACCGGAGGGCTCAATGGCTGATAGTTCACCGGCCGTCTCGTGGTTCGACCAGAACGCCCCGTCCGATGTGACGGCTTCGGACACGACGATCACCAATGACTGGCCGAGCGGCAACGGGGCGCAGGTCTCGACGCAGGACGGCACGACGCAGAACACGGCCTCGAGTGGGCCGCCGACTGGCGGGAACCTGAGCGATCCGAACTACGCCGCGCAGTTGGTGGCCTACTACGCCAATCAGCCGGGCGCGAATCCGTCGCTGAAGAACGACCCGAACTACTGGATCAACAAGATCACCAGCGGGGAACTCGGGACGGACACGAATTACATCGTGTCGAAGTTCATGACGCCGGAAGGCGCACCAGCCGGGAGCACGTCCAACAGCCAGTATGCGCAGGGCGGCGCGTTCCCGGCCTATACACCGCCGTCCTACAGCGATTTCCTGAACTCCCCTGGCTTGCAGTTCGGGCTGGATCAGGGACTGAAGTCGATTCAAGCCGGGGCGGCGGGGAAGGGCACGCTGTTGACCGGCGGGACGCTCAAAGACCTGTCGAACTATGCGACGAACTACGGACTGACGCAGTACGGGAACGTATATAACCAGGCGCTGCAAACGAACCAGCAGAACCAGTCGATCAATCAGGGAAACTTCTCGAACCTCTACAACCTCGGCCAGTTGGGTATCACCGGCACCACGGCGGCGACGTCATAATGGGGCTCGTCGAAAGCATCGCTCAGGCCTATCGCGACGTCGGCGCGGCCAAGGCGCAAGGCGCGGCGAACCGTGGCGCGATCTTCGGCGGGACGCTGGCCTCGCTGGGGCAGACGATTGCCGGAATTCCCGCGGCCCGTGCGCAAGAGCAGGCGCAGCAGCAGGAACGCCAGTTGCGCGGGCTCCAGCTTCAGCAGGGGCAGATGCAGCTGTTGCAGGCACAGCGCGCGCAAGCCGCACAGGATGCGCTCAATGCGGCCTATACGAACGCACTGTCTCCCAATGGAGACGTCGACATGACCAAGCTCGCGGCTGGTGTGGCCAACACGCCCGCGGCGAGTGAATGGCCGAAGATCCAGGCGGGCATTGCGGAGGCCCAGGCCAAGGGCGCGGCGCTCCGAAAGACGCAAGGGGAGATTGCCGCGCAGGAAGCCGACCATATGGCGGCGATCGCCAACGCGGCGGATACCGCGCCTGATGCGCCCTCGAAAGCCGCGCTCCTGACCACCCTGATCGGACAGGGCATCAAGAGCGGCGTCATTCCGCCCGATCACGGACAGACCGCGATTCAGCAGCTGCTCGGACCTGACGGCCAGCCGGATCCCACGGCGGTGACGCAGACCATCGCGCACATGAAGCAGTTGTCCGCGGCGGATACCGAGAAGCGCGCACAGGCGGCCAGCGCCGCGGCGGAACAGAAGAACCGCGAAGCGCAGTTGCCGGGCCTTCAGGCTGAAGCCGCGGTGAAGCAGCAAGTCGCCGCGGGCACGGTCAACGGCCTGACCCCCGAACAGCAGGGCACGCAGCGCAACCAGGAACTGACGCGCCAGCAGGAAGCTGAACGTATCGGACTCGAGAAGAAACGCACAGATCTCGAGCAGCAGCGCGTCGGCCTTGAAGGCCAGCGCCTGAAGGGCGAGACCGCGCCGCCTCTCGAAATCAAGCCGGGCACGCCCGAGTTCCGCATCGCGCAGGATCTGGCGAGCGGGAAGATGACCTTCGCGCAGTTCCGCACGCTCGCAGCCTACAACCGCAATGCGGCGCTGAAGTTTGGCATCTACGACCAGGCGCGACAGCTCAACCCGGAATTCGACCCGGCCCAGTACGAACTCGGCTTCAAGATGGCCGCGAATCCTCAAGTGCGGCAGCGGATCGTCGCGATCAACTCGCTGAATCCGGTCATCGATCAGATCGAAGCGTTAGCCAATCAAGCCGGGAACGGCGATATCCCGGCGGTCAACAAGCTCCTCCTCGGAGCGAAGTTCCAACTCGGCAACCGCACGGTCACGAACTATCGGCAATTGCAGACGTTGCTCGGCGATGAAGTGGGCAATGCGCTGGGCATCGGGTCAGGGTCCGACCTGAAGACGAAGCTCGGGCTCGATCTGGTCAACCCGAATCTGAGCCCGAAAGCCTTTGCCGATACGATGGAGCAGCTGCGAACCGTACTGGATCAGCGGAAGCAGGCACTCATTGGCCAGATGGGCATCTATGGCGGCGCGGCAAACGGCACAGGCGGCCCAGCGACGGCCAACACGCCGCCTCCCGGCGCCAAGGTGCGCGTCTACAACCCGGCGACCGGGAAGTTCGAGTAATGGCTGACCAGTACG